GTTTCCCAGTCACGATCGTTCGAGTTATTTTTGTTGAAAACGTTTCATGTTTGAGCAGCTGCATCGCTAAACAGATATGGAGATGCGCCTATGAAGAAAAATAATGAGAAATCTTCTCCCGCAGCACAATAAGTTTCCAAATACTGATAAGATGCAGTATTCGTATTTCTCGAAACCATAGAGAGGTTGTGTGCCCCTCCATTGTAATGAGATTGATAACGAATTTCAGCAATACCTGGTCCAATAGGCGGTTCATTAATCTCGCAATAACGATAGCCACTATAAAATGGCATTTCATATTCGATTGCAGGATTGACAAGTGCCGAATTAAGGACAGCACCCTGCATAGTTTGAGCGTTCATATTTAAATTATTAACGCCTAAATATGCAATTGCAGTGTCGAGCTCGGTAACGCCAATACCTCGTAAAGTTTGCAAGGTACGGAACTCATCATCAACTCGATAGCTGATACGTGTTGCCTTAACAAGACCAGTTTCATCTTGCCCTTTAATAAGGATAGCTTTCCATTTAATGCCACCACGCCAACCAATATAAGCTTGTGAGAACCAGCGTAAATACGTCATGGTACACACATTATACGGTGTTGCGGTAGGTGTTAATGGAGATCCAATCGAACTTCCGTAAGTAGGACCAGGTCCATTTGGGAAATTAAATTGGATAAAGTTAATACTGTAAACAGTGTTAACCGCGAGTCCATCCCGACATAAGGGTCGGTGAAAACAATAACGTTTTAAAAGGCTACGAATAGAAACAACCTGTTCACCAAAATAAACAAGATTCTTATTGATATCACAACGACAATAATTGCCATTCAATACCATGTGAGTATCTTGATTAGGATCATTCTCTTCAGAGGTAATAATTTCACTCTGAGAAGAAGCTGGTGGACCAACTGTTCTATCAGATCTCGCATAAGCAAGATCTTTCAAGTAGCCATTAGGTTTTTGGACCTGAAAATCATCACCTGCTGACATATAAACATTGACTTCAATGCTCGTGTCAGTAATGGAACTAGCAAGTTCATTAACAACATAAATACTAATAATACCATTATTCTTATTATTTGTGTTAATAACTGCTGGAGTTCCAGTTGATGTAAATGGTCCGTCAACGACTTGTAGATCACAAGGTAAATACGCAGAGAATTGAGACCATTTCACTTCAAAAGTAACATCTTTCTCTTGTGCAAGGTCAATAATTTGCATATACCTGGTGTTTGTATCAAAAGCCGCTGTGGTTTGTCCACTGGGTTCATAAACTACAGCTATTCTGCCGCGATGGAAAGCAGAAGCTACAAACTGAAATCTGTAACGTATAGTCCCAGTCCACTCTTCGAATGGAACGGTCACAAAATGTAAAGGTGTAGGCCAAATAACTGGATTTTCAGTGGTACCAGTTATTGGCGATACTCTAGGGTGAACCTGAATAGAATAAATAATCCTATCAGGACCTTGATTAGAAGACCAAGTAAATTGGTCGACTAAACCTTCGATTTTAGAAATGTACCCAATAGACATTTGATCATCGCCCGGTAAACCCACTGTCGAAGGATCGACAGAGAGTTCTTGTTTAGGATCTAAACTCAGCTTATGTAAAGGATCACCACCAGAAGTATTAGCAAGATTACCTATCATTTGAGGTCGAAATATCTCAACATCTTTAACAATAGGTGGTCTAGAAAAACCAAATAATCGAGCTATATTAGCAATCGAGCCACTCGCAATCTGAGTTGCTCTTGCGTACTTCCCGATGTACGGGACCTCTGTGAAATAGCTCATGTAGTTCGCCACTGAAGAAGCAGGAGCAGAAACAACGCCATTTCCAGAGTACTCGTCCTTTGCCGAGTTCGAGTCGTTTAAAGAAGACTTTTTCGAATTACCTTTTTTATTCTTAGATTTAGTAGGTTGAGACTGTGCTACAGCAGGAGCTAAAGCAGTAAGTCCCGTAAGAACTACATCCTCCATCCAAGCGAAAAATGTAATAGTCAAGGGATCAGTTGCATCATTATTATGAAACAAATTGTTTAATTCCCATACTTCCATTCTACCCATTCTATCCACAGTATCGGGATCAGTTAAGTCGATCATATTACTGCTAAGAAAGAAAGGCCAATTAATATGTAATGGCTGATTGGTAGCTGGATCTATAAAACCATGAGGACGCTGTGAATAAAGAGTCATAGCGTTATTATAAGTTTTATTAGAAACAGTAGGATTGTTGAAATAAACAATATTGGTCTCTTGATCTGTTACATCAATATTCGTAGCATTGTTATCAAACCGAGTTGGTCGTACACCAACAAAAACTCGTCCATAATGATATGGAGAGCCATTAACAACGACTTTAATCTTAAGCGTAGCTTTCAATAATTTGAAAGTTTCTAACTTATTCTTAACTCGTGTATCGTCTAAAAACAATTGCCAAGGATTAAAAATCTCAAGAAATTTAGTTGGTGTTGCCACCGTCCAAGTTATCTTGTAAATTTCAAGAGGTCTACTAAGAAAATTACTAAGGTCACCGCCTTCCTGGTAACCTTGGTCAAAGGTTGAGTCAGCACTCATATTGCCTACAGTCAAATCTACTTGATCAGGAGCATCAGAAAAACCAACGTTTTGTTCCTGTTCATTAGACGTGTCCGTAGTACTAATATTCTGTACTGTCTCAGATTGTGACACCGATATCGGAATACCAGTGTCACGTATATTATATACAAAGTCAACTGCTTCATCAAAAGTTAGAACTTCATCATCAAGCAGGACGTCATATAAAAATAAAATTTGTTGCTGAGTGAGACTTTTCAGCCTCAATTTTGTACGTGGTCGATTCGTTCGCAACAACAAATCTACCAACTGAAAGTTTTGTAAATTATCCATAAGAATTAAAATACGAAGCGTAATACGCAGAGAGGTTACATAGTTTAACGTGATTCTAGCACTGAAGTTTAACGACTTTACGGTCAAAGCTAAAATTACATAAATTTATTCTCTTCTGCTATACGTTCTTCTTCCAATTTATTAAATTGGACTATAACTTGGTACATAAATCCAATGAGATAATTGAATAAACTCGCAATGAAAACCATTCGCCAGTATTGTCTCTGGTTATTATAAACCCACAGGCATAATCTTTCGAACCAAGTCTCTCTTCTACGAGGAGGTGGTCGAATATAGATATATTCACTCTGGCTAGTGGCTAGTGGACTATCATATCCACAATCAAACCCAACATCTGTATCACAATGACAATCTGTACAATCCGGATCTCTCCAAATTATATAAGATCCCATTCTCAAAACACGCATACAATTGCAACGGTCATAAAACCTCACTATATGTGAAATATGATCATGTTCACCTTCTTCTCTAACTTGAGTAAAGAAATTATCATAAGAGAGGTCAGTATCATCACTAGAACTTTCCAATTCATGCATTTGATATGCACCATCGGAATATTCTATGCTACTGTCGTCTTTAGACTCAATAACTTCACTCTGACTAATAGCAGGTTTAACATAAGTCATACTCATCATCTCCTCATAAGTAGGTAAATAGTGATGAGATAAATAACCACGTAGATTGTATTTGTCTAACACAGATTCTAAAAATGTACGTCGTTTGTTAAAAACGCGCTTACTATACTGAAAGTATTCTCTACAAGCACTTTCAATAATTTGTGCACATTGCTCTTCAAAACTAATTGAGCGAGATCGCGTACAAACTGTAAGCATTTTAACGATAGACGTATGATCTAGTGGGGCGGAAACACACCCAAACCTATCACCATACCTAACAAAACCTCTTTTAAGAAAGTTGGCTTCATTAATAGTGATAAAAGGAATAGAATCAGCTTCTTTATCAGCCATAGTGTAAACAATTCCATACTTCGCCAATGCTTTACTAATACTCGTATGAGTAAATAAATCATTGTTTGATGAAGCAATGTTGTCATCACCATAAGTAACTAATGATAAAGTATCATTGAAAAACTGATTTAATTTCAAATCATAATTATTATCTCGTGAGATATCCTTACAAGCCAACATCATATACATGATGTTAACAATAGAATTAATCACAGTAGTTAATGAATGACCTGAAGGGTTCGTTCCATAAAATTCTACAACATTACCAAAAACATTTGTAATAGGATATGCTACCTCAGTTGCAATAGCTTCCATTAATCTAATGTCTTTAGCACCAAAACCAGCATCCTTTGCTAAGCGAATTAAAACCTTGAATGCTTCTAAAATTAAAGCAGGTTCCATACGCTTATCAAAACTAGAGTAATCTCCAGCTATAATGCGGTCTTGGCCAAAACGGACAATGTGGTTGTAGATTATCGTCCAATCTTTTCCTGCAGCGTTAGCACCCATAGCACATCCAAATTTATGACGTAGTTTGCCATAAAATAATGGAATGCACCATAAGAAGGCCTTGCGTTCCAAAATAGAAAAGAAAAGTGAAGATGCATTAAACAATCTACACTTATTGTCTTTTACTTTCTGGAAAGTGATAGGCTCATCCTTGAAGGTGAACTCCCAAACTGCAGAAATACGCTCACCTCGCTCAACACGAGCTAGAGCGTCATTAACCTCTTTCTCTATTTCAGGAGTAAGAGAATAACAAGTATCGTGTTCCTCAGTACTCTCACCGAGAATTAAATACTTATCTTTTCTCCCTTTATGTGCGAAACCACCTGATGTTTTTACTGGCAACCTATTTAAATAGGCATACCCATCTAAACCATTGATTGCTGTTGCTAAATCCGTAGACTCAGTTGGCAAAATCAATTGATTTTGTTTTATAACATCAGAGTAAATTTCATAAAGGGCTTGACCAACTTCAGCAATATACGCTGGTGGAAAACTACTTTTAACAGACATCTTCTCGACAGTCTGTTTGATGCAAATCTTAGAATTCACTTCTTTTGGTGAAGTAAAATCTACATCCATCTTTTCAAAATAGTTTAAAACATCTTGACACATGAGAGTTTTACAAACTGCACTACGTAATTTCGGTCTAAAAAGATCTAAATTACCATACAGAAATAAACTAGAATCGTTTTTCAACATTCTAATTTCACTCTTTTTGTGAAAAGATTGCGCTATTGCTAAACCTTGATCGGTCTGATAGACTTCATTCAAGTTCACACCATTGTACGATGTGGGACTCAATTGACCACCTAACTCTTCAAATGAGTGCTTAAAGAGTGGACAACATTGAATTGTATGAAGAGGATGAGCACTGCTGCCATCTTCTCTATACGCAACGTGTATACCACCAATGAACACTCCGTTCATAGTTTGAACTAAATAAGGAGCGCCACAAAAACCATTTTCAGTAGCTTTAACACAAACCGCAGAATAACCACGATACTGAAAATATTCTTGTGTTGATACATTGTTGTAACACAAATGATCAAATTTAAATCCATCAAACGAACAACTGTTCAGGCTACCATCATCTTGGCGACCCAAAGCAACGCCTTTCGCACGTCCACCAAAAGGTTCTTCTATAAAGAATTTCCTTATATCTCGAAACGTGCCAAAAGCGGCATGTTGTATAACGACATAATCATAAAAGTCATTAACTTTGACAAAACAAGATTCATCAAACTTTATCTTAAAACAAGATGACCCTATATTGTCACGTTTATTATGACGCAATAACGATATGTCGATCTTAAATTTTTCCTTCTTCATTACGTTATAAACATGTTTAGGCATAATAGCATAATTACTAAAAATACCTAGAATGTTCACATGTAGATTAAAACCACAATAATTAGCGTGGCAATGAATTATATTACGTGGTAAAACATTCATTAATTGTTTCAACGTAGTTGTAGAAGGAGCACCATCGAGCCGTGTCATATCTTCATATGTCACAGCCCAATAGTCATCCTCAGTAGCTAAACGTTCATATGTATCTTTATCGAACGAGTTAGCACTCTGAGCCGTAGCGGGTTGTTCTTTCTTGGGTTTAACTTTCTTTTCACCAATGATAAAACTGCATAAATAAGGTGCCATTCTTATAAATTGGTAAAAAGCAGCGACTCCAGCTATCGAAAGAGCCAACGTTTTGCGTCGCTCAACCAAATAATCAATATTTATTGGTTGTTGAGTCTTCTCTCGAAAATTCACGAAAAATTCCCGAACCTTAGTTCTACCGCGAGATAATAGATCACACGATTGATCATAATAAGAGAAATTAGCGACTAAATATTCAGTACAGTAATCATAACCGTATCTGAAACGACCTTTAGTAATTGCGAATAAACCCATAACAATTGAGCTTAACGAACAAATGTAAACAAATCCGAAGAGTCTAGCAAAATAATCGTACCAAGACTCTTCTTCCGCAGCGAGATATAACTCATCCTCGGAAATATCTCCATTGAAATCAAATTTAAAGGCCTCTCTCTTAGGAGGTACAATATGATCTCGAAAACTATATTCCGATTGGGACTTTGCACAACCACATATAACATCAGGAATCAAGCAAACTGGACAACTCTCACTATTAAGAAAATAATCCCCAGCTTTTTTCGCTAAATCCTGTTGGTTATAATGAGGAATAAGAAGTCTATCTTTCATAAATAAAGCAAACTCTTTTATTTCCATTCCTCTCATATCTGGTGTAGATTGCCATACCTCTTTATCAGGATCCCAAAAAACCGCAACGTTTTTTCCATTAACATTACGGAATTTTTTAATCTTAAAAAGATGTAGATCCGGATTGAGTGGATTTTCAGTGTCCCCTTTGAGTCGAGTTTCGTGTTCAACCCTGAATTCTGGTTTCACTTCAGCGAAGATAAAAACAAAACGACGCCAAACACCACCATCCGACTGAAAAACAGTATTTAACCCACAATCTGCAAAGTTACTAGTGATAGCAACTTCTGAACATAAAAAAGGAATACGTCCTTTATTCTCTAGTTCAGCTTGTTCCGTTACCAAAGGGTTAGGGTTAATATAACTAATTAGTTGCGCCTCAGCACTACCTTTCTGAGCTAACGTAATAGCATCTTTAAATTGACCAAGATCATCCATAACAATACTAGTATGTGCGGAAGTAAAACCCGACATATAAGCATCGTTAAAATTATAGTTATAGCGTAACGCTGGATCATAGGAGTTAGGCCGACGGCCTAATCCTTTACCAACATCACCAATAATTTTAAAAATCTTATCAACTAGTTGCGTTTTACCAATCCCAGGGGGACCAATAGCTGCAAAAGCAAAAGGAGCTTCACGCTCACGGGTTACATTCATTTTAAATAGAACTTTCATTCGACAGCCTTCAATAGCTGCCCGTTCCATTTTCAATTTTCCTAAAATAACTTTATCAGAAAATATCTGTTTGAACTCGCGATTTACGGTCAACAACTTTTCAGTTAATTCTAAGTACGCACGATATGTGTACTTAAGGTCAGTTTTGCTATCTGTATCATAATCGTAAAAATCTTCATTGCAAATATGATCCAGTTTGTCTGAATACATACATAGCCACCTATAATAACGACGATACTTGTTTAATTGATTATCGTCATATAACATACGATTAGGGTCTTTATGAATTAAACAATCTAAAAACCGTTCTGATAAATAAGCAAAACTATCTAAACAATCTAATATCCACACACCTTGATGTTTCTGATTTTTCTTCTTAATCATAGAAGTAACCTGTTGCTTAGAATATCCTAACCAAGTGGAACCAACTTTGTGTTTCAAAGCGATAGGCAAAGTTAGAATGTAACTAACAAAAACAGATATTCTACGACCGAATTCAGAATCAATTAGATCGTTCGAGCTCTCAGTGTGACTTCGTAATTTGCTTATAAAACCTTTGGCATTAATGGCAACTTTATCTAAAGTTTCAGACTGAGAACCAGCAGTCATTTCTCGTTGAAATATAATAACAAATAAATTAACTATGTATTGAGAACAAATCCTCATACATTTCATTGTTGGCACTCCCATTAGTTGGGAAAGTGCAACAATAACAATATCTATAAAAGAAATAACTGTTGTACACTTACTCATACCACTATAAAAATGAAAGAGTATGTGTATAAAATCCCCTAATTTACAACGAAATCCCATATTTTTAATGGTTATATCATCATTAAGAGGACACGCATCAAAGACGCGTTTAACCTTGTTTCCAACAAGGTGCAAAGAAAAGTATTCTTCTACCGTTTTTGGCCGGTACGCCCTATGTATGCGATATTTGGGCTGCATGTTCCCCATATTATATTATTTTTAAACATTTATGTAGGCCTATTACTGAACAGAGGTGGTGATTTGTCCACTTATTAGTAATAGCGGGGTTCTGAATTAAAATAAATATTATTTAGTTTCGGTACCTTAATATGAATAGGCTACGAGATGGTTAATCTACGCTTCCGGTTATGGCCACTAAATTTAAATTAAAAATAGTGGATTGTGTATAATAATATTCTAAAATTCGCCGAATTATCCCGAATTTCGCTCCGGTTGTAATCTAGTAACTACAAAGCTTCCGGCTGGAGGTGTTTGTGCCTCCAAAATAGGCATCAAATATATATAAGATATACTTTCATATCACCCATTAAATTAAACAAACAAATGTTTAAGGGTATTATTTATAAATGATTTAAAACAGGGGTAAATAAAGTAAGAGGGTATATCGGAAAGAGATACTATACTCGAACAAACAATCCTCTATAAGAAAATGATGTGCATATAATAGTATTACTCTAAAGGGAGCACTAAATCTCCCAGAAGACTAATAAAATTAGTTAGTGTTTAAAAGTAAGGTTTAAACCGTTAGGA